GTCCTTGTGGATGAGGGCATGAACCTCAAGAAGAAGTTCTTGTGAGATGTGACCAAGTTTATTGGCGATCTCCTGTGCGATATTGTTTAGTTCGGCTAGTGTCATTGTGTTGGTTTGTTGTGGTTTCTCTTGTAGCAACTTTGATACAAGAAGATCGTTTAGATATGTTCTCATTAGTGACATTTCCAAGCTCTTAAACTTTTGTTTACCCTGCTGTTGGGATCACGCTTTGTTTTCTCGCTTGTCAGCTTGCTCTTGAGTCCTTTCATCCTAGCGCAAAATGAAGCCTTTCGTCCTGCATCTACCTTGGTCTTGGGTGATGGTGCAGGGGGTTTTAGATGCCCTCCATGAGCCTTATTATAGGATGCCCTACCAGCGGCATTGAGTCCACCCTTGGGGTTCTGTCCTGCTTTTGTCTGCCATTTTTCTGATGCCATAGTATTATTTCTTTTTAGCGGTTTTCTTGCTTTCTCTAAAAGCCTTTGCTGTTGGTGCGCCCTTGCTACCAACCTTCCTCATGTGTTCACCAGAACCAGCTTTGATTCTGGCTCTCTTTCGAGCGATATTTGCGTATAGTCCATCTTTCATAGGGTACAAATTGCGAGGGTGATTAGAGTGAGTGCGAGTATAAAAGCGGCAACAAAGCGTGGACTCATTGAGGGAGGGATTCTAGGTGACTCTTGAACAGGCGAACAGCATATTTTGAGAGAGAGACATCTGCCTGTTTTGCGGCGATAGTAAGACGCAACTTGATCTCGGTCGGAATGTAGATGCCAAGGTAACTGTTGCTTTTAAGTTGTAGTGGTTCGGTTGGTGTGGTTGTTTCTGGATTCATAATTGAGTGATGATCTTTTAAGAGTTTGTTGCTTCTGTCAACTTCTTTTTCAGAGGGGGGTATATTGTTTTCTGGTATCGAGGGCAATGAAAAAAGCGACGATTGCGTTCCATTTTTTTAAGGAAAGCAAACCAGTAGATACAGGGTTTATACCCCTCCCCTTTCGGGGAGGAGTATTGTTTAAGTGTCTGAAGTCTCATAGGAATCTTTCCTCGACGGCATCCGTATCCACATCTCTCCCGCATTTGGGACACTCTTCTGGCTCGGTGTAGGCTCCATGCCCCTGTATGGCATCCTCAAATGTGCCATGCATCCCCCGGTGCGGTTGGGAAGCATAGTAACGAATTTCAAATTCGTGTTCGCATTCGCAATCTCGGCAAGTATAATCAAGTATCATTGTGGTTTATTTAAGAGTTGTTCGTAACGATCCAATCTTGAATTAAGTATTTCTAATTCAAGTTTGAGTAAGGAGATTTGGTACTGCAATTCATCATATTTTTTTAAGGTATCGTTATTCATAGGTTGAAGATCGAATCTAAATGCCGATCTATGGTCATTGGGGTTGTTTGTGGCGTGGTTTCTTTCAGTTTCTTTTTTAGTATTAAAAGATCCGTGTGGATCTCTCTTGCCCTAGCTGTACTGATACACACTTCGTCTAGATTGTGGTGTTCGGCCCCTCGGAGGAGACTATAAAATAGCGGTTCCAATGTGGTGACTAATTCTCTGGTTTCGGTTTTCATTTGCGATCTAGTGTGGATTTGATTGCCTCAATCTGTCTGGCTTGCTCGTCTAAAGCATCCGTTAAACGCTTCAGAATGCCCTCAATGGACATATCTTTGGGTGGGTTGTCTAGGACACAATTAATGTCTCCGTACTCGTCGAGTCGGTCACAGAAACAATGGTTTTCGTTGCATCCGTTCGGGTTTGTTATGGTTTCTGGCGTGGTTTGCGTGGTCATATTATTTTTTATTCTTTAGTTTATTCTTTTTATTCTTTTTCCGTTTTTGCGTTGTCGTTAAAATTAAAGGATTTTTGATAAACAAGTTTTATTGATTGTTCTGTTTTAACTACAAAGCAACGGCGGTTTCCCATAGCTTTTCGACAACTTCCGTTGTTTGAAAATAGGAAAGGCCCGAAAGTCCTAGCGTTCTTTCGTCGGGCGTGGTTAGTCCGAAAGAATACAAAACTCCCTTTTCCGTTTGGATTGCGGATACTAGCATAATTTCCCCGTGTTTATTTTTGACAAGGGAAGCAAATAGCTTTCCTGATAGGTCAAATAATCGGATTTGATTCTTTAGTTTCTTGAATGTTCCTGATGCGGTGCGCCCGTTGATCGGTTCAAAAAGCGTTTTCGTAGCATCTGTGGTGTTGTTGCAGAAATAAATTTCTGGCGTGATGTGTAGCGTTTTCATGGTTTCCTTTCGTTGTTGTGTTGTCCTCGGCGTAATTGCCTCGGCTACTGCTCCTGTATTGCTACAGAAGCAGGGGGTCGAGACTAACTTAACAATGCCCAAAAGATAAAGGATACTAAAGCCTCTACTGATAGGATACCAATAACATTGATGATTAGATTCATGATTAATCTCTGATCACGACCATTGTGCCCGTGCGTTCATCTCCTTGGAGGTGTTCGCCGTTGTCACGGAACAGTTTTACAGTCACCGAAAAATCGGTAAACTGCTGAATTTCGTCGGCAATATCTTGCGCGATTTGATCGTGTGCCCGTGAACTTGTCCACACTCCCTCAACGGGGAGGCATTGGGAAAGTTTAGGTATATCTGATTTTTTGATACTGTGGTTCATATTTACTCCTTTGTTTGCTGTTTGTTTCTATGCGTCATTGCACAGATTCTAGCCCTCCCCTTTCAGAGAGGGCTATGTATCTAGGCACTAACTCCAAGGATATAATCACAAGCGGCATGGGCTTTTCCCGCCGCACTAACTACTAGCTTTTTGTCGTTGCGTAGCTTGGTCAACCAGTTGGCAATATAAGCGGCACTATTGTCGATTGTGCGATCAACAATGCCAGCCATCGCGCACAGATAACTAGCTCCCATCTCGGCAATCAATTCCTCTTTTGCGTAGTTGCTATCACCGAATTTACTAACTTGATTCTGAAACCTCCCTAACCGGGATTCATGGCCAGTTGAGTGCGTCAACTCATGAAACAGGGTCGAGTAGTATTCAGCCTCACCTTTGAAGGTTTCTTTCTGTGGCATATTAACATGGTCACTTGACCTGTTATAATAAGCCTGTTGCTCAATATGAGTGATGCGTGGAACCTTCGTCATATTAGCTACGATTTTCTCCGCTTCTTCGATAGGATTGAAATCTATCGTTGGTTGCGTCTCCGTATCTGGGACATTAATTCCGTCACATTGGCTAACATTAAATACATTATAGTAACGGAGCATCGGGATAACCTTTTTCTCCTTTGTGTCTTTGTCGATTGTTTCAAACATCTTCCAGTAGACCACAAGGGTTGATTTCTCACCCTTCCTAACTTGTCCACCTAACTCTGTTGCCTGTTTGTAACTTACCCAATAAGGGGAAGCATAACCAGAGCATGAGAGTAACCATACATTTAGTCCCCTGTAAGCCTTTTTACTCACAAGGTTCATGGGTAGTTGATTACTACCTCCCGCCCATGGCTTGTGCCAAGGAACAACACCATCTTCTAACAAGTCGATGATTCTGTCAGTTACAATTTGATATACGTCAACTTTTTCTTTGCTCATATTTTCTCCTTATTTTGATACCCTAAAGCGTAGGGAACGCTCACCACTTTCTGTGCTGATTATTGCCCTCTCCTAGCGAACTAGAAAAGGGCAATTTATCAAAACAGCTTTTATGAGTTTATAGCGTCTCTTGCAACGGATTTACAACCAATGCTCACCCTAGAGGGGGTTCCATTGTCACTTGCTACCTAATGCCACATGGTGAGATCGTCACCAGCATTTGTCGGTAGGGTAAGGTCAGGAACCAGTTCGGGAATGAACCAGTCAACCAGCAAGGTCAGAATGTCAAAGAACAAAGCCAGAATCGAGTCCTGACTATCGGGAAAACCATCGGGTGAGATCGTCACCAGTTCTCCGTCGATTCATTAAAGCTATATCAACCCATGCAACTTGTCTACAAAAAACTTTTAACTATTTTTATAGGGCATGAACACAAGCGCAAAAGCCCATTTGTAATACACAAAACAACAACACTATAACAAGCCCTTGCACAATCTAAAAGCATCAAAGCAACCCGCACAAGCCCATTCTATCAGCATCCAGCCCTGTAAGCCCATAAACACTAGCTCAAATGACCATTACAGAGAAAAGACTTGACACTCAAAAGGGGTCTTTTTAAACTCCGAGCCACCGGGCGAGGAACACCAGAGAGGAGACAACACAACAACACGGAGGAAGTGCTGATTCTTAACAGATCAAAACATTTCACACACCTTAACAATTCACACCTAGTGAGCGAAGCGAACGTGCGAGCGAAGCGAGGTTCCAGCAACGGAGATTGACAGAGATAATTTCGCTAGGTAAAAAGACCCCTAATGACTACGCAAAAAACAACTTCACTTCCTAGCCTCACAACTAAACAACTAGCCTATTGTACTCACAGAGCAAAGGGTGAAAACAAAGCTAGATCATATCTGTTAGCAGGGTATAAAGCCGCTAACTCTGAACAGGCTGGTTCAGCCGCTTGTAAGTTAGAAGCAGATAACAGAGTAGCTTCCTATATTGCTACTCTAAAGGAAAGTAGCTTTCTAGCTAATGCACTAACTCTTGCCGAAAAGCGTAACTTTTTAGCTAGGGCAGTTAGGTGCGACATTAGCAATCCCGATGCTGACCTGATACAGGAGTTAGTAGAGACTCAAGGAGAGCAAGGGACAACTAGGAAGTTGAAGGTAGTTAGCAAGTTGGAAGCTATTAATATTGATAACAAGATGGCAGGGGATAACTTCTCTGACAAGCACGACACCGGGACAACTAATTACTTCCAGTTTATAGTGGGTCTTTCCAAGGGTATAAACCTAACGAATCAGCAACAGTTAGGAAGCCCCTCCAACACTATAGAATCAGAGATAATCCCTAGTTAGTTTCCCGTTTAAGCTAGGCAACTAACCTCTCATGGTAGGCTCTCCCATAAGAATTCCTTACGGGTGGTTGGGAGGGGTACATACACCATTATACGGGGCTAGCTTGTGCGACATAGGCCACCCAAAAAAAATCAGTATCTGGAAACTTCTCCTTATTTTAGAACTTTGTAGATGTGTAGTAGATTGACAATAGATTGCTGAATGTGCAAAGTAGTGTGTAATGAGTTTGAGATACCCTCCAGAAGAGTTTACAAAGCCTAGCATCATGTTGTTGAGGAGTCTTGCTACGGAGCTTGGTGAAACGGCTAGTAAAGAGCCGGGAGGCTATG